TACTTGACTCCGATCTTGAGTACGCCGCAGGTGTTGCCAGTAACAATCTTCTGTACGGACAGGATGTGACACTTGGTGAGGTTTCAGACCTCATGCAGGACGTAATAGTCACCGCCACCGTTGTCGAAGCTTTGTGGATGCTTCTCAACGAATACGCACGTGATATCGACGTTATCGCTTCCGAAAGCGTCCATATCACGGCTTCCCAGAGATATCGTTCGGTATCAGACCTGTTGAAGCACTGGGAATCAGAGCTAGATGAGAAGATGAAGAACCTCAACCTGGGTGCTGGTCGCCTAGAGGTTCTGAACCTGCGTAGAGTCAGCAGAACTACCAACCGCTGGGTTCCTGTCTACAAGCCTCGTGAGGTTGGAGACTATGGCCCCATGGAACGTATCTGGGATGTCCCTGGAGATGGTAAGGTCGACATCGCTGAACCTAAAGATGAGCTTCGTGAGGACGTTTACTCCGAGGGAGAACCCCCTGCCGGTTACATGAATGGTCACATGGGTAATTGGTATTTCTAATGGTTGATATCCGCACGGAACATCTGCATATCAATAAGCATGTTAGGCATCGTGTAGACGAGGCCGGGGAGCATATTGTATGGTTTGAGTACGTCAAGCAGGGAGAGGTTGACGGTACTGTATTTGATGATCTCTACGACCAGGGCAGCCCCCTGGATGGTTACGGTAGGGTGTACGCCCCTGGTATCCCTATCCCGACCATCTACATCGAGGAGATGGAAGATGCTCTAACAGTTCGTCAAGAGGGCCGAGTACCTACTCAGAACCTGAGAGCAGTAATGCTGTACGACGACGTTAAGAAGTCTGGTATCAGCCAGCCGTTTGAGTACGCCCCCCACCTGAACGACATCTTCTACTATGACGGTCGTTACTACAAGATCAGTAACTACGAGGTCCGTGGACGACTGGACGATGATGTACTCGTTACAGCTACCGGTTACGAGATATTCGTGGACCAAGAGTTCGGATTCGACCCAGGACCAGAAATACCTACCGTTACGGACCTCCCCTGGCCCCCATCGTTCCCTGGTATGGTGTAAGATATTAGTATCTAATAGCCGCAGTGCTTTAGTGTTTCGCTGATACAACGCCTAGAACCGGAGTGACTATGACAAGTCTTTTCTCAAGACTTCATAACGCATTAATGAACCCTGGTTCTAGTAAGGCTATGGTCAGCCAAGGAGGACTTGGAAGCGTGACTCAGGTCATGGATCGGTTTGATAAGCTAGATCAGATCATCTCTGAGGCTGTGTCTGAGGTTGAACGACGTGCCACTGAAGAGCTTAGGTCAGAGGCTAACCTCCATCCATTCTGGAAAGAGCACGCTGATACCCTCCATGTTAAGTTCGACGGGGATATCTTCGATTATCAAACATCCTCACAAGAGGCTATGGACTTAGAGCTTGGAGGACCCGAACGTGACCCCTCTTCCCTGCTACGTTCCCAGGCCAACAGTAAGGGAGCGCAGAACAAGATTATGCTCAGTCGTTTGATCGAGAAGGGGTTGCAAATTGGCTGATTCCATTGCCCCCCATCCAGTAGGACCACATCCAGGGTTCTTGTTAGCTGAGGATGCTGCTCTTAAACGACGACTCAGTAATATCACTGTTACGGATAACCGTAACAGTGAACGTCTTGCCAAGGTGTTCTTTGGTTACCCTACTGAGGAATCAGAGAAGTTTTACCCCTTTATCACCATCGATATGATTGATGTTGACTTTGCGAGCGAGCGCCAGCACTCGGAAGTGGAGTATTACTACTCTGCTGACCCTGTACTTAAAGAGCGTCTAAAAGGACGCCCCGACTACATTGATTACTTCCCTTCCGAGCTTGATGAAGCAGGAATGGATAGTACCGCTGCATCGGTGGCTTATGTGCGTACGGATCAGGTAGTTCCTGTGGATATCTTGTACCAGGTGACTACCTACTGCCGTGTCCCCCGGCACGATATTGAGATGCAGGCGAAGATGCTCAGGAGAGTGTTCCCCATGCGTCGAGGTTTCATAGAAGTCCCAGAGGATGGCACGATTAGGCGATGTGATCTTGTTGACTGGAGAGCCGCTAATCTATTAGACCAGGAAGCTGGATATAAGAAAAGAACGTTCAGAAAGGTGTATACTATAAGAATCAATGCGGAGATTCCGCAGAGTGATTTGAGGCGAGCAGAACAAGTTACAGACGTAAATGTAGGACTAGAAGAGAAATAAATGGCCCCCCCTAACCCTAACAACAATCCAACTACGGAGGATTAACAATGAATTACACTACCCCAGGCGTTTACGTTAATGAAACGCCTCTAACCTCTCTTACCTCGGCCAGCAGTGGTCAAGCTGCTGCCGTGTTCCTGGGAGAGGCTCTTCAAGGACCTACCACTCCTCAACTGGTATCTAACTGGACCAGTTACAAGTCACTCTTCGGTGAGATCACTACTAAGTATGATCTCCCATACGCTGTGTACCACTACTTCGCTAACGGTGGCAAGCAGGCGTACGTTATCCGTGTCGCCAGTGCTACTGCCCAGAATGCTCAGCTACAGAACCCCGAACGGGACCTTGACGCTGACGGCAACCCGGTCGATCCTCCTTGGGGACCCGGTGAGATCGCCGATGGCGACAACCATTTCACGTTCTACCCTAAAGGTATGTCAGAAGACCCCGATCCTGACGATCCTGACGCCGATCCTGACGTCGGTACCGGTCCCGGTACCGGAGCATCGGCAGTCCCCTTCACTGTATCTGCTCGCAGCGCTGGCTCATGGGGCAACGGGTTGACCTTGGCCCTTACCGAAGGGAATCTGGAGGCTACTTCGACATCCCGTGCAACCTTCAACCTGGCCGTTGCCCTTAATGGCAAAGAAGTAGAGCGCTGGAATGATCTTTCCCTGGACCCCGGCTCCAACCGTTACATCGACAGCATCGTTAACAACTACAGTAGTTTCATCTTAGTAAGTGAAGTCTCAGAAGTCGAGTCTGACGCTAACGAAACCTTCCCTGCGCTTCAAACATTGACGCTTCAATACGGTGCGGACTATGGAACCGCTGATGATGGCGAAGGTAACGAGGTCCCCGTAAATGTTAACGCTGCGGACTTCAACGACGCTCTCCGACAGATGGATGGGGTTAAGGGCAACCTTCTCATCAACGCTGTGGGTAAGACGGACACCCAAATTGTGGGTAACACTGTTTCTTACGCCGCAGAGAGAGGCGATAGCTTCGTAATCATCGATCCAGAGCGTACCGACACTTCGGTTTCTGATATCCAGCAGACCGCCAGCCGCTTCACCGCGATTGCCGGGACAGGTTATGCCTCCCACTACGCTCCCATGTTGAAGATGGTTGACCCTGCCCGTACCGGCCCTGGTGCGATTCGTACGACCTTCCCAGGTGGTGCTATCGCCGGTGTAATCATCCGCACCGAGACGGAGCGTAATATCGCTAAGGCACCTGCCGGTATTTCGGCAGGCATCCGAGGCGCTATTGCAATGGAGGTTAAGGTTTCAGAAGCAGAACTGGGCACTCTATACTCTGGTAAGCCTCACGTCAACTCGTTCAAGGTGATCCCAGGAGCAGGGCTGAACATCTACGGTGCCCGCACCCTAGCTCGCACTACTCCTGACAAGTACCTCCCTGTTCGCCGTACTCTTAACTACGTCAAGTCGTCTCTTAAGGATATGACGGAGTTCGCAGTGTTTGAGCCTAACGGCCCCCGTCTCTGGGAACACATTAGCGCTCGGTGCTCAAGTTTCCTTGCTGAAATGTGGCGTCAAGGCTCCCTTGCAGGGTCGAGCACATCTCAGGCTTTCTACGTTGTCTGTAATGACACAAACAACACTCAGGTCACAATCGACCAGGGTATCGTAAACGTAGACGTGGGAGTCGCTCTGGCGTATCCCGCTGAGTTCATCGTCGTCAACATCAGTCAGTGGACTGGCGGTGCAAATGCCGCTGAGTCATTCTGATATACCCCCCCTACTAAGGAGCAACAAATAACATGGCTAGAGCCGCAAAATCAGATCCAATTCGTAACTTTAAGTTCCGAGTTTCGATTGAACCTACCTCCCCCAACCTTACTAACGTACTGACTACTGGGGATCGCAGAATTAGCGATCTCGGGTTCTCTGTCGTATCAGGTGTGTCTGTCTCTAATGAGATGATTACGTACCGTGAGGGTGGGATGAACACCCACATGCACAAGATGCCAGGACAGTCCGACTTCGGACCTATCACACTTTCTAAGGGTATGCTTTCGGGAGAGAGCGACCTGTATATGTGGCAGCAGTTCCTACACTCATGGGCAGGTGGTGGCCCAGGTTCCACAAAGGATGACAACGACTTCCGTTGTGACGTTATGGTTAAAGTCTATGACCACCCGGTTACCGTAGCTTCGTACTACGACCCAGGTGCTTCGGAGACTTCCAATAGCGAAAACATTGGTGAGGTCAAGTTTGGATTCAAAATCTACAATGCTTGGCCCGCATCCTACAGCTTCACGGACCTTAATGCTGGAGACTCCAGCATTATGATCCAGCAGCTCGTGTTGAACCACGAAGGATTCCATGCAGCTTACACCACGTCGGAAATCAATGCCCTCACTGCTGGAGAGCCGACTACCCTCGCCGGTTCAGGAGGTCCTTCGACCGCCGCTCCCTTCTTTACGTAAACCTTCTGGGGCGGGTATACTATAGGTATCTTTATACCCGCCCTCCATTCAATATACAGAGCACAAGGAGTAACACAATATGTCATCCGAACAGGATCAAGCTAAAGAGATTAACAAACAGATGCAGGACCCCATGCCCAAGGTGTCTTCCCCTCTACCTGGAACCTTTAACCTATTGGCAGGTATCCAAGACCCCGATACGGGTGAGTGGTTAGATGCGGCGGTAGTCAGGGAGCTTACGGGACGTGACGAAGAACAGTTCGACATTCTCCGCAAGAAAGAAGACCTTACGTACACTGACTTTTACACAGCCATAGTCGTAGCAGGTTTGGTGTCTGTAGGGGGCACCCCCTCGGACGCTAAGTTGGTGGACCGTCTCATCGAGGCCGACCGCAACCTAGTGTTCCTGGAGACCTTGAAGGCTACCTATGGCACCGACCGTGATATCGTTAGGTATTGTCCTCACTGTAATGCTAAGAACGACATTACAATCGAGCTTGACCAAGACTTCCCTATCAAAGGTACTGATATCGACCTCCGTGCCCCCTTGGAAGTTAAGACAAGTAAGGGTACCTTTAAGTTGAGACTCCCCAATGGTGCGGACTTGGCAGCGGGTGCTCGGGGTAACACTGCAAGTGAGTCTAGTACGGCTATCATCTCACGAGTCCTCGTGTTTGAAGAGGGGGAAGAGCCGTTCAACAGAGAAGAGTACACCAAGGATCTGAACTTTGGTGTGCGTAAGGAATTGTTTAACGCCCTCCTTGAGGTTGAGGCGGGTCCAGATATGGGGGAGGTGGACACCCAGTGTGCGACATGCGGCGAGGATATGCCTATTGCGTTCGATTGGGTCAGTCTTCTACTCGGTTAATTACGTATCATTATATTGGGAATACGAAGCGGTAGCTACTGTGTATCAAGGGTTTACGTTAGAAAACATTAAATCATTACCAGTTCGTGAGCGTGACTTTTGGGTACGCATGGCGAAGCATCGGTATAACACACAGTAGCTAAGGATCTACAAGCATGGCAGACCAGATAAACCTAGACACAGACGCCATCAACAGGTTTACTAAACTCTTTGACGGGCTAAAGACCGCCGTAAAGGGGGTTGACGACCAGGTTAAAGACCTCTCAAAGACTCTTGACGCCACCATTTCCAAGATGGAGAATCTGGCTAAGGCTAACCCCGGTGCTAAAGGGTCTGGAAGGGGTAAAGGTAGTCACTGGCAGAAGATGTCGTCTGACCCTGATGTCAAAGATGTTGCCATGGGTCATAGAAATGACAAAGGCGGCAGTCGAACATCACAGCCCTCCACTCCTCAGAGTGGGAAAAGCTCCGACGTATTCTGGAACAAGCTAAGGTCCCCCGATAATCTGAGACAGAGCGGTAAGACTTTAATGGTCGGACAGGCTCTCAGTAATGTGGCCTCCCAGGTAGGTCAGGCCGCTGTTGGTCGTATGGATAGGGGGGCAGAGTACGCCCTTAGTTCAGACCGTCTAAATGTCCAGATGATGGTGCGATCGGGCATGAATCACCAGGAAGCTCAGGCGACCCGCAGACCTCTCCGTGACTTCCGATTGGGAGGTATTGAGGGGAATAATACTGTTCTACAACAATCAATGCGTCTTAACACTAACACTGAGCAGATGGGTTCATTCTACGCTCACCAGCGTGCTATGACCGGATATGGCCGGTCAACTGCGGATGCCGCCCAGTCTTATGAAGAGCTACTTGGCCCAGAGATTGCTAACAAGATGCAGCGCAACCTGGGGATCAGTCCTTACAAGATTGGCGGTGGTCTTAAAGATCCCGCACAGGTACAAAAGGAACTGTATCAAAGGTTCAACTTAGGAAATGACAAACTTCTTCAGGGTGGTAAACAGCTTGGATCTGTGACTCGCTCGGCTATGGCACAAAGTGGTTTAGGACAGAAGCAGCAGGACGAGCTTTTCCTATTTGCTGAATCGCAGAACACTTTTGCTTCAAAAGGAGGTAAGGGTACTTTTGATGCGTCCAAAAAGGAGCACCGAGAGCTTGTCGATATAGAAGACACCTTCGCCGCCCAGCGAGAGCAGACTGAGCTAGAGAAGTCTAATAGAGAGGAACGCTTCGCTGACCGCCACATGGACCACTTTGAGGTCATGGAGGAAAACCAGCAGAAGATGGTCAAACTCCTGGGCAACATCGAATCGGCACTAACTCCTGCCATAGGCTTTGGTATAAAGAACAAGCCCTTTTCAGGCGCAGCGGGCGGTATTATGAGCGGTCTAGGACTTGGCTTATCTATGCTACCTGGCGGCGGCGCTGCTATGAAGATAGCCGGTATCGCTTCTACAGTGCTGGGTGGTATGTCGGGTGACGGTGAGTTCGATAAGGGAGGCTCTGGAGGCTCTTCAGGAGCTGCATCAGGACCTACAGGAGCAACCTCCTCCTCGGCAGGATCTAGTAACGATGCGACCATTAAAGTTCCTACGTATGGTGGTTCTGCTTCTATAGCTGAGGTTAAGAATAAGTCTGGTTTTAAGGCAATGCACCCCAATATGCAGAACCGACTCCTTAGCATGATGAGGGAAGGTAAGGGTAAAGTCGGATTTGGTGAAGGCATCCGTGACTCTAAGGTCCAAGAGAGAATGTTTCTTGATCGATACCGTCCTGATCCCTCTGGTGATGTCACATATCAGGGTAAGAAATGGAAGCGTGTTAAGGGCGCAGCAGCCGCCCCTCCTGGACGTTCCATGCACGAGATTGGTCTTGCTGCTGACCTCGTATCAACTGATGGTCATAAGTGGATGAACGCCAACGCCCACAGATTTGGTCTTAAACACTTTGCTAACGTAAACAATGAACCTTGGCACGTTCAGCCCAACGAACTCCCTAACTCTCGTCGCAAGTACGAAGAGCAGGGCGCTCCCTGGGGTACAGAGAAGTTTGAAGAGTCCGAATACGGAGATACCCAAGGTTCGGAAGGTCTTTCGATTGCTGAGCAGACGGATGGTCACATTGAAGACGCTGGTGCCGCTTCTGGTATGGCTACTGCTGGTTTGCGTGGATATGACGATATGGCTATCGATGAGATCGCTAATGCTATGGCAGCGGAGAACCTTGCAAGGTTGGGGGCCGCTGGTAGTGGAGGAGACTCCCACGGTTCAGGAG